CGCTCCTTAAACCGGGTTATACGCAAGATAGTCAGATGGCAAACCACCGACGTCATACCCTGTTGAAGCGCTGATCGGGGCTGCTTGCCCATAATAAGGCATACGATTCAAGAACTGTTGCCCCTGCGAGTAGTTCAGATAGCTCTGTAGCCCGCCAGTTAGCGCGTTAGCCGGTCCCATGTACCCGGACGCGCGCGCTTGCGCCGCAGCGCCCATACCGGCGCCGATATTCGAGGCCGCGTTCATGCCCGCAGCTCCGAGTTGTTGTGAGACTGTCTGTCCCAGGTTCGCCATTGAGGCCAGCCGATTGTAGGCATTTGTGTACTCAGTTGAGGCTAGTCCTTGACCGTACCGTTGCGCTTCTCGCATCGCGCTACCGCTTAGCAAACCACCCCTAGCCGCAGCCGTGCGCTCTAGCGCCTTCATGCCCTCGCCTAGTCGAAACTGGTATGAGGGGTCCATGTAGCCGCCAACGTCGCCCGCTTGCATTCTCGCCAGCGCGTTAACGCCCGCTTCTTGCCACGGACGACCAAGTTCAAGCTGCCGCTCGAACATATCGCGCTGCAACTGCGTTGCAGCGTCGGCGGCGCGCGCCTGCGTTTTAGCTGCTTGATTAGACGCGATACCGCCAACTACGGCGCTACCCATTATGGCTGCGGCAACCCATGTCATAGCAATTCCCCTTGCGTATTAGCAGGAAGTTTTAACTTGTTATTATGATCCAACATACTTAGCGGGTCATCTTCAACAAGATTTTTTTCAATTTCTTCCAGATCGTCGGTATCGACGCGGTGGAAGGTCATACATAGCGCATCAGTTTCAGCGTATACGGCGCGTTTAGTCCCAGGTGTCGTGCAAATGACTTTGGGACCAGTAATAGTTTCTACGCCGTGGTCTGTAGTGACTTTTACAGTGCCATAAACAACCATGTAGAAATGTTCCTTTTTGTGGACTTTCCCGACAATCAGGCATCCAGCCGGTCGCCAAACTTGGCGACAATACATACCGCCGTGTATCAGATGTTCTGTAGGCGGCTCGAATTGCTCAAAGTCCATAATTGCCCGTTGTAGGGCATCTACTTTTGCGCGTAAATCATCAGGACTGACGGCGACTGGCAATTCCATCTATGACACCTCCCGACCGCTGGCGCGGATATTGACCGAGCTTGAGCCGCTCGCCAAGGTGGAGATGAACCCGCCGTTAGCAATGACTTGACCGACAATCTCGGGAAAGATATACGTTTCGTTGGCCTGGAGCGTCTTCGTCTTGGTGATGACGTTATTGTTGCCCGCAACGTCGCCTAGCGTGACGATGTTCACGCTGATCGTGGCCGGAGTAACGTCAAAGTTAGTCGCTGTAAACTTGTCAATGATCGTCGTAACACCCTCAGCGGTGTACTGCGTCGTCTGCGACCCTTCAGCAACTTTGGCCGGGATCAGGACTTTTACATAGACTGCCATGATGTGCCTTAGTTGGTTTGGAACGTGATGTTATTAAGCGAGACTGTGTTACCCGCCGGAAGCATACTTACCGCGCCCGCTGAAGTAATGGTCAACGTACAGAGCTGTGCAACGCTGCTTACTTCTCCGTAATTAAGAATGACAATTGTGCCGGTTGGCCTATAGCCGGAAGGAAGCGTGAAAATAGTGGCCGATGAGTTGCCTGGGTTGATCGCCGCGCCTTGCAGCCTGACAACACCAAAAGCGTCTTTGGTATACGCCGCTTGAGGATTGGGCGGGCCTCCGTTGGCCCAACTGTTCTGGAACGACACGCTAGTCCAGCCAGAAAACGCCGTAGACGCCTTGCCGTTAAACGTATTCCAGTCGGTAGATGACAGATATCCGTTCGTTCCGCTAGACGCCGCTGAGATGGAGATGTTAGGCGTCGCGCCGCCCGAAGACGAAATCGGCGCGGTTCCTGTGACGGCGGTCACAAACCCGCCGCCTCCACCCGTCAACTGAATCTCGTTAGTGATTGTCGGCGTCTCTGTCGCCGACTGGAACATACACCCGGCCCAAGCCACCGTGCTGGTGCCGCTACCCGTTGCGATGGAGTCGATGTACTTACGGCCAGAATTAGGCGTGTAGGTGTTAAAGCCCTTAAATCCGCAACCCATGACGCTGGCAGTCTGAACAATACCTACGCCAGACGTTTCGACAAGAATATTGTTGGTTACATAGTTAGTGGAGTCAATTCTGTTAAACGAACAGCCAGAAATATTAGTGGCCGACGATTCCACACTGCTTGCCAACCAGATATCCGCAGTTCCAACGTTGCCCTCGAAGTACACGCCGCTAAAGTTGCCCGCTGCACCGCCTTGAGTGCCAGAATCGTCAAGCAAAACACCGAATTTGGTCGCCGCCGCGCCGCCAATGCCGTTGCTCTCGACGCTGCCGCCGATCATGTTGAACGTAGCGCCGCCGATGATCCAGGCACCGAAGTTGTAGTGATTGCCCAGCACACAGCCGAGCAACGTCAGCGCGTTCGGGTAGCTAAAGGTACTGTACTCACAACGCATTCCGTAGTTAGCAAACCGGAATACGCAGTCATAGAAGACGGATGAGAGGATGTCCGTCGCGTAAAAACTGTAATTGCCAGCTAAGCAGGAAATATCCTCAAATGAGATAAACGCAAGATTGTCGCAGCTAATGACTGCGCCAAGTAGATCGTCTTTAACAAAAAACAATCCCCGGATAACCTGATGGCTGTGAACCCCGGCGCCGACCGAGCCGCCGGTAATCCGAAGCATATTGTAATTACCAGCTATGCCGTGAATCTGTACACTGGCAGAGCTGTCGCCGTACACAGAGGCTTTGTCGTAGCCAGAAACACTGGTGCTGTTGTCGATTAGCAGCGTGTTGGAAATTTTGTAGGTGCCCGCCGGGAAGTAGACATCGCCACCAATGCTGTTAGCGTAGTTGATCGCCGCCTGAATGTTCGTCGTATCATCGTGCGAGTCGTCGCCTACCGCCCCAAAGTCTTTGACGCTAATAGTTTCACGCAGCTTAGCTTGGACAGTTGTAGCGACAGCGCTGGCGCCGCCTTGAATGAACCCGATCAGATTAGACCCGCCGCCGGCTGCGTAAGCAGCAACAACAGCGTTGATAGCGGCGGTAACGTCGGCCATCGTGGCGTAACCGCCAATGTTATCGACCGTCCAGATTTCTACGTCGTTGCTGTCGAGTAGGCGCAGCTTGTAGTAGCTAGAAGACAGCCACACATCGGCCTCACCCCTAGAATTGAGGATGACCGGGTTTGTGTTGGTAATCGTACCGTCGTAATCTGCATACGTCGCCAAAGGTGTAGACGTGCCTGCCTCATACGAATACAGCTTGCCGCCAACAAGCGGGTTGCCATTGGCGTCAAAAAACTGTAGCTTTGGGCTAGGAGAGAGGGTCGCGGTAGTCATCTTTTACCTCGGTACAAGAGTCATTTGTGGGGCCGTTTGATACGCGACGCGCAGCCGATCATTGGGCGATAGCGCAAACATCCCGTAAAAACTTCCAGTGCTGAAAAACGTTGTTCCGTCCCTGGAAAAATCCAGCGCAGAAACGCCCCCTCCGCTCACAATAACATCACCCGCGTAGCCTGTGGTATTGACGTAAGTAAACGGCGTAGCGCCCACAACAATGGCGCTTGGTTGGGTAGTATAGTTGGAGTCGGCCTGAGATGGAATAGAGGGCGGCTGAATGCCAAATTCCGTGCGTAAAGCGTCTATATCTGACGAAAAATCCGTAGGAATCGGCGCTAACTGAAGGTCTTGCAGTGTGACATCCGTACTGCCATTGCCCGTTAATTGAAACAAATTCAAGAAAAAGCGATACCACTCACGCGACATCAGCCCCGTGCGCTCGTCGATGATCTCGACGCGGGATGCGGGGATGTTGGTGATATTAGGCATTGGTACCTTGGGCGTGAAGCTCCGCGCCCATGATTGCAATCTTGATTGGATCAGTACCGGACACCTCGTACACGCGATCTCGCAGCTTGAGCGTCATGCCCAACCGGCGCCAGATGATGCGCCGCCCATACTCACCGACCGAGCCGCCGCCACGCCAATGCTCGTTAGACCAAGTGTGACCGCCATCGTCAGACCAGCGCAGCATAAATTGCGGATCTGGATTGTAGTAAACGCTGATTAACGTTTCCAGGCTTAAAAAGTTTTCGTTTTCGGTAAGCAGATCGCCGTTGGCTTCCGTCGCCAAGTGCTGAAATTCACTATCTGCTACAGGCGCCAAGTAGTGCCCGGTCTGCGCGTCGAGTTGCAGGCTGTGGTGGGCAGAGCGGTTCAAATTGTTTTGGCCCGTGGGGATCGCCCGCCAGGAGCGCAACCAGCGCTGAACCTGTCCATTGTCGGCGTACACGTCCAAGTCGAATCGGTAAATGTTGCCGTTTTGGTAGTCGCCGACAACAATCGCGCCATTAAAGTTGCACTGGCAGTTTGACCGATGACGGGTAAAGTGACCGTTAGACCAGCCTGCCCGCTCGTGCCACGCTCTTGTGGCTACGTCGTAAACCCACGTTGCGTTGCCGCTAGGAAACGTCAGTACATAAAAACTATGACCGTCTTGCTGGTACGAATAGGCAATTGCGTCTGAAATGTCCGGGTACTGCTGAATCTGCCACTCGACAGCGTGGGTGGAAACACGTTCGCCTCGGTACCCATTGGCGCGATAGACCATTCCTTGTCCACGGTCGTCGCGGCCAAGCCAGAATAACGTGTTGTCCAGTTTGGCGACGGAAAAAGCCGCCGCAAGTCCCAACTCATTGAATGCGCCTTGGATGCGCGTAAGCGGGAAGTCAGCTAGTCCGGCGTCGTACCAGACTTCAATAGAATCGGTACCAAACAACCATGCTTCGCGGTGGTCAACGCTAACCGCCACCAGACCGTCCGGGGAACCTTCAGCGCTGGCAAAATCCAACCCGTTGATGTCGTATCCGTCTAAGAGCGCAGTCACCCAGATTTTTTGGCTATTGGGTTCGTTAAAAACGAAGTAGCCATCCAAAAAACTGACCGTGACAGCGCCGGGAAAGTCGGGGTCTGTGATGGGGCCGAACGCGCCCGTCTCGATGTTGTAGATGTAGCTTGGTCCGTTACAGGCAAAGAAAATCTGAGCGCCATTGTCCGCAATCGACACCGGGCCAGTACCCGATACTTCGCCAATCAGCACGGGAGTAGCAGTGGTGCCAGTCAGTTTGTAGACTTCTACGCCTGAAACAACAAAAAACTGCTCAACATCTGCTTTAGCGGTCCATAGCCCGCGAATCGGCCCGCTACCTACTGTTTGCAAAAACCGCAAACCTGGCGCGCGTTGCAGGAACGCCGCTTCTTTGCCGCCCTCGGGCACAATCTCAGGGAACAGATTTACCATCCGGTTGTCCGCAGCGTTGACGCTGCGGGCAACATAAGATGAGCCAAGGATGGGCGTCTTCATGCCGGTGACCCGGTGTAGATGTTAAACCGCTGGCGCCGCGCGACGATTGCGTAGGGAATCGCCATCATGTCGTCAGGATTGTTAATCCGTTTCAGATTGCGCTTGCTAGTCATAGCAATCCGCTGCACTTGAGGCGACGGCTCGATTCCGTACTCGGGAGCGATCTCCATTGCGAGATTGTAAGTAAACGCGCGCAGGTACCCCGGTGGGAAATGTAACTCTGTAGCCAGTTCCGCAGGCTGCGTGAGTTGCTTTATCGAAACAAAGTGCCACACCAGCGCCTGAGTAGGCTCTGGGTAAATCTTCATGGTGATGTCCGGGTAAGTGTTGTTTACCCAAATCACTTGCGGATACGTTGAAGAGTTATTTTTTAGCGCGATGTTGTTGTACTGATCTTCGTTAATAAAGATCGGGCTGTACGTCACATTGTTTGGCCCGATAAAATACGTCGAATCCAGTAGCTGTACAGGGCGATTGCCCACAAAGTTACCACTCGGCCCTAACGTGCGGGTGATTTGACCCGCAGGCCAA